GCGTTAACTTGAGGGTCAAAAGGAGAGCCAGTAGATGCCACAGAGCCAGTAGGAGTTTGTCCAGATACACCATCTTTCCAGTTAGGGTATTCACCAGAGCCAGCAGAGTACCAGTTATCTTTTAATACAACATCACCAAGAGGAAGGTCAACGGCAGCGCCTTTTTGAGCGAAAGGAAGAGCAGCAGTAAAGTAATCGTGTTCATAAGAGCGCTTGCGAAGAGTTCCCAAATCACCCAGAGGATTTATACCATCAGTAAGTTGATAGTTAACTTCAGGACATAGATTTTCGTCACGATAGTATTCATTATAGATACATTGATAAGCAGCCAGAGGGAGAGCATTAATAAGTTGAGGAGTAGAGCCAACTGGAGGAGGAGGAACACCCATATAGTCACCAAGTTTTTTAGCGCCAGCAGGTAGACCACCATTCCAATCTACTTGAGGAAGTCCAGCAGTAGGTTCATTTACAATAAATTTTTCCCAATTTTCCCATACAATGCGATTAGGTACAAAGAAGTAGTGAATAGTAACATCGACGCGGTGCATAATAGGAGCATACATAGGAGCAAAGCGAAGCATTACATCGCCAGCTAGTTTCCATCGGTCACCGGGTACACATTCAGCAACGCAGCAGGGCATTAAGTTACCAATTTGTCCAGTCATTTTAACATCGTGTGTTAAATCGAATTTGTTTGATTTCGGTTTCATCATTTGAACCGAGTTGAATAGATTTTGTGCCATAGTTTTTTTGTTTTTGTCTAACCCCCTGCACCCCCATTAAATTATCATTGGGGGTAAGGTTGTAAGTTTTTAGTTTTTTTTAATTAACATACATTTTAGATTTTTCCGCTCGAGAAAACCTTGAGGAATCTGGAAGGCGTTGCCCTTCGCTTCGCTTCGGAACACCTTTCCAGATTCCTTTTAAGTTTTTCAAACTTTTTGCGTTAGAGTCGGATACCTCCTCTTGCAATAGTGTAAAATCTGGATACACGTCTGGAGCTTTTCGCTCCCCTGTTTTTAAATGATTTCCGTTTCATATAGTTTTTGTTTAGTTTCACTTTTTTCAATAGCCCTTACGAGTTGCCTGTATAGCCGAGAAGATTCGCCCGTTTTTAGATTTAGGGCTTCATCAATTTGGCTAAACTTTGCGGCAAAGTCATTTTTAAGAATGACTACACAGATTCTTTTCAAATCTGTAGGGCTTAAAACAGTTGGAGTTGTTTCGACTTGTTCCATATTTTATTTTTTTTAGAGTAGTTGCCGTAGGCTGACGCAAAACATTTTGAAGAGGGGACCTCATCAAAATTTTTGCTTTTAGACAGAGAGGGTCTGTCAGTTTTTGTTTTTCTCATCGCTTATTTTTCAGGTAGGGTTTGTAGAGCTTTAATTTTTCCAGCCAGTAGAGCAGCAGCACGTAGATACCATTCGTCAGTAGGAAAGATATTGTATTGAGCCAGCGTTGCTTTAATGAATTCCTGATTTTTTTGAGAACCCATTATTTCAGTAAGCGTTTTAGCTTGTTCGAGTTGTTGACCGAGGATTTCTTTGCGAGTAGCATTTTGTTCATTGTTCCATTGAGCTTGGACAGCATCCTGATACGATTGAGCAGCTTTTTGAGTAATAGCCTTTTTTTGGTCGTCTTTAGTATCCTGATTTATTTCATTTAAGAAAGATTGCGCATTTAATTCAGCTTGTTTTAACTGGGTGCTTAATACCTTGTCTTGTCCATAGATTCCCATTTGTTTAGCTATATCACGAGTAAAGGCTTCTTCATCACGTTGTATTTCACGCATATCGGCGTTAGCATCAGCTTGGCGAGCATTGGCTTCCAGATTCTTGACACCAGCTTTAAATCCAGCATCCGTTTTAGAAGGGTCCATAACCGCAGAGGCGAGAGTAGAAGTTACCGAGTTTATAGAGCCAGAATAGTCCGCCATTGGGGTAAATCCGTGTTGAGGCATTCGTACGATTGAAGCATCAGACATTGAAGCAGCACCACCGCCGTACATCATTGTAGGAGATAAACCAGCAGCTTTCATACGAGCTTTTTCCGCAGATGGAGCATTATAGACGTCTTGACGACGAGCAGCTTCTTCAGCATCAGTTTTTTGTTTTTGATAGAGTTCTTCTTGGTATTCACGGTCTTTTTTTGCACGCCTGTTAGCGAGGCCAGCAGTAATAGCACCACCAAGAGCAGCGATTCCCGCAGCGATAATTATAGGAGCGACTAGTAGAGTCATAGTGTGTTTTTTCCTTGTTTTTATTGACTTGGGTCAATCAGCAATAATATATCAAGATGTATTATTGCTGAACTTCGCTTCGCTTCGTGATTTCCGCCTCAATTTTTTCGTTGAGTTCCTTTTCGGCTTTTTTGGCCTGATAGGCCTTTTTACCTTTTTCATTCTCCGCGAGAATTTCCTTGTTTTGTTGACCCATTTCTTGAAGGTCAACTAAATCGAGAGTTTTGGGATTGATTCCAGAGGATAAACCCTCTTCATCCCATAAACACTCTTTTACACCTCCCACATCGAGACCACGGGCGTACTTATCCATAATGGTACGCATAGACATAGTTTGTTCGGGAACCGTACAGGAAGGTTGAGAGAATTTTTGGCCCTCATAATGTGGGCGATTAGAATGATGTCTGAATTTCATAGTGTTTCTTTTAGTCGTTTGTTAGCAGCCTTTCGGCCTTTATGAATGCGAAGTAAATCTTGTTTTATAGCAAGTTGTTCTTTTTGTATTCGATTAGTTTCCACAAGTTGTCCACATTGAATTTTATCAAGGTGATCCCCAATCATAGTTTTTTCCATTTCAGTATAGATTTTTTCTTTGTAATAGCGAGGCATAGCGATTTTTCCACCATCCTTTATCGGTATATAACACCGATTTAATAAGTCAATTTTGTGCCAATAACGAGTTTTAGGGGTGAGATAATTATCACCCAATTTTTTAGACATAGTAGCGAATTCCTTTAAGCGATTATCGCCTTTCCATTGAGGAATTTTAGATTCCTTACACATATATTTTAAGCAATAAGCCGCGCTCGCTGGGGTAATAGTACCGTAATAGATAGAGCCTTTTTTCCAGTGATTTTCTACGATAGAATCGTAGTCCAGATTAAAGATTAATAGATGATAGTGCGGGCGTTTAAATTTTCCGCCATATTCACCGACCGCATAATATTTTACCTTTCCTTTGTTTTCCTTTCGCAGAGATTTAAAGAAAGTTTGTAGGTCGGATAACCGCAGAGTCATAAGATTTTGATTCGTAGTAGGGCAATGTTCAGGAGAGTAAGTAAGAGTTATAAAAAAAGCGGAGCTTGAACGCTCCGCTTCTTTTTGTATCCTAAATGACCATCCAGATATTCGTCGAGCGACACAATCGCCACATTTCCCACAGGGAACATCGACGCCTTTATCTTTTAAGCGTAGAGGAGAGCAGCACATCAGATATAATAGAATATAGTTTCAAAATCCATATAATAGATTACACCATCTTTTACCATTTTAAATCCGAAGGGCATAATAAACCAAGTTTCCATTTTTAGAGCATTGGAGTACCGAACACAGACATTGGGCGAAACGACATAATACGATTGAGGACCAGTATATAGAGATGGTCATCCTCTTCGACCGCGAAGATACGATTTTGGTCCTCGGGATTAACCTCTATAAATTCTTGAGATAGAGCAGGAGCAGAAGCAAATATGCGGCCCAAATGCCAATAATTAAGAGTAGTCCTAAATTCACCAGCGACGCGATTTTGGAGATACTTGTATTCAGCATAACGAGGAATGTAGCCAAATACCTCCGTAGGGTTGTTATCATATCCATAGATTTCAGCTTTAGTGATTTCTTGTTCCCCTATGTTGGCAAATGAAGGCCAGTAGAAGTCCAGAGGGTCAGTTTTTAAATAGTTTTTGGGAATACCTTGTTGATAAGCAGGTTTCGGCATTACAGACATAATGCCAATTATGTAACCGTGTTCTTCACAAAAGTAAGAGCCAGCGTAGCCACCTTGTAAAGAGATACCTTTTCCAGCCATATTCGCTTGAGGGAGTTCACCATCGACACCAGTAGTATTTAATACTTCTTCGATAATTACAGGAGCTTTAGTACCAGTTATGTATTCAGGTCTTTGAAGACGAGCATCCGAGGAAAAAACACCGAAATGAGCTTTAATGTTTTCGATATAGCGAGTACCACCACGAGCATTTTTTTCGAGCCATTCTTGTAAACGCATAGCACGACGAAGGTCGTTTATAGTAGTAGGAGAAGTAGCCAGAGAACCATTAGGGTCATAAGCAATAGTGTAGCCACCCGCGTTAACTTGAGGGTCAAAAGGAGAGCCAGTAGATGCCACAGAGCCAGTAGGAGTTTGTCCAGATACACCATCTTTCCAGTTAGGGTATTCACCAGAG